CCATTTGAAATCATATGGCGACCATTTATTATTATTATTTGATGGATCGGGTTGCCATATTGGACTATAAATATCCGGCAATGTTAAAACTAAATAGGTATCCATCAATAATTCGGCATTTCTTGTAATACGAAAAGTGAATGTAGAGGGGGTAGTCAATCGTAAGTCTCTTTGTCCATCAAAATCAATTCTAAATTTCTGGAGACCAAAATTCGTATATTTAGAATAAACGACTTTGAAAAAGGTTTTTGTGGGATTTCCAGTTAATATTACATTATTGTTTCCAACAGATATTATATTTAGTAATCCACCTGCCATTATACTTATATTTATATTATAGTATAGTATATTTTATTTATTATATTTCTTTATAGATAGATAATATAACAATATGGATATTTTATATATTGGAATTATAGTTTTTATTATATGTATTATTCTTTACCTTTCTTTTTTATATTTTTATTCTGATAATAATGACGATTCAAATTTAGAGACCAAAATGTCTACTATTTCGGGTTCTATCAGTAATATTATGCCTAATAGATCACATATGAAATTATCTCAATATTGTATTAAATCATCCTATAATACGGCATATGATGGTTCCACGGTATCAACAAAAATGATTACAAATGTTATCAATGCAGGATGTCGTTTTCTAGATTTGGAGATTTTTTCGGTTGACGGTGTTCCTTCTGTAGGATATTCGATTGACCCCACTTTTACAAATTTGAATAGTAAAAACAGTATTTCACTTACCGATGCTTTTACTGCAATTATGTCCAATGCATTCTCGTCTATGTATTGTGGAAATCCGAAAGATCCGCTCTTTATTCAATTGAGAATCAAATCCAATGATAAGAATAATATTTATAAATCGGTTGCATCCAGCATTGATGCTATATTTGGAAATAGCGGTAAATTACACGTCGATTCTAAAAATAATCCTATTCCTGTAAATGCCAATACTACTTTGGCTGATTTAAAGGGCCACGTTATTTTTATTATTGATAAATCGATCAATCCAGATTACGCCAGTTATGCACATTGTTATAGTGGAAATTGTTATGATTTAACCAAATATATCAATATGGAATCTGGGGGTAATACATTTCGCTTAATGACGTATGGATCTGTATTAACGCAACAAATGAGTCCGCCAGTTATTATGGACGATTTTGTAACAACAAATGCAACGAATGTGAGTTTAGCAGTTCCAGATCCTGTGTTGAATGTTAAAAATCCTCTCGTGTTTGATTATATTGTAAATTATGGAATACAAAATATTGCTTATCAATTTTGGAATAAAGATAAAAATTTAGTAATATATGAATCCGTTTTTAATGAATATAAGACATCTTTTGTTCCATTTGCTTATGCAATACAATATTTCAAAAATTTACATCAGAATTTGAATACTGGAATACCAGTGAATGGTGTAAATAGTTAGATGAAACAATAAATATATATATTTCTATATAGTATATATATATTTGATGAGTTTAACCAAAGAAAACTCGGCATCAATTGAAAATAGCGTAAAACACAATTCTATAAAATATAATGTAAAACATAATAAAAAACATCGCAAATATAGTACGGGCAAATATAATACGGGTAAATATAATACGGAATTATGCGATGATAAATTGACGTTTCAAGAATGCGAATTGGCGATTTTACGACACGCAGTAGATGAAACCGAAAAAATACAAGGAGAGAAAAAAGCCCAAAGTGAAGATGTGAAAAAAATAATCGAAATTGTCGAAGATTTCCTTTTAAAAAAAAGGCTCATTTGTTATGGAGGAACGGCCATCAATAATATTCTACCAAAATATGCCCAATTTTATAATAAAGATATTGAAATCCCCGATTATGATTTTTTCTCACCGAATGCTTTGATCGATGCCAAGGAACTTGCCGATATCTATTATAGCGCTGGTTATTCCGATGTGGAAGCGAAATCCGGTGTTCATCCAGGAACTTATAAAGTATTTGTGAATTTTATTCCTGTCGCCGATATTACATTTCTAGAAAAATCACTCTTTGATGCGATTGGACGCGAATCTATTTCCGTTGCCGGTATTCGATATGCTCCACCAAATTATCTTAGAATGAGTATGTATTTAGAATTATCGCGTCCTGCTGGGGATGTTTCTCGCTGGGAAAAAGTATTGAAACGCCTCACGTTATTAAACAAATATTATCCACTTGCAAAAATAGATTGCGAAGCTGTCGATTTTCAACGTGAATTAGAAAGCAATCAAGAGAATTCCGAAAAAATCTATTTTGCCGTTCGCGATACTTTCATAGAACAAGGTGTCATCTTTTTTGGTGGTTATGCAAGTAGTCTTTATTCAAAATATATGCCGGAGAACCAGAAAAAATTAATAAGAAAAATCCCGGATTTTGATGTCTTATCTGAAGAACCAGAACGTTGTGCATCGATTGTCTTGGAAAGGTTAGAAGAAATTGGAATCAAAAAAGTAAAACAAATTATACATCCTGCGGTTGGCGAAATTATTCCAGAACGTATTGAAATTCGTGTAGACAAAGATACCATCGCCTTTATTTATCAACCCATTGCTTGTCATAACTATAATACGATCGAAATGAATGAAAAAGAAATCAATGTGGCGACGATTGATACTATGTTGAGTTTTTATTTGGCTTTTATTTATGCGGACGAATACTCTTATTTCAAAGAACGAATTTTATGTATGGCAAAATTCTTATTTGAAGTGGAAGAGAAAAATAGATTGGAACAAAAAGGTCTTCTTAAACGATTTAGTATTAAATGCTATGGGGAACAGCCTACTATGGAAGATATTCGTGCCGAAAAAGCGAAGAAATTCAAAGAATTAAAGCGCGGAACCCCTGAATATGAAATGTGGTTCTTGAAATATTCACCAAAAGATATATTATCAAAAGATAGCAAAAAAGGAGAACCTTTACAACAAGGTTCTCCTCTTTCTCCTAAAAAAACAAAAACTATTTCTAAAAAGAAAAACAAAAGAAAAAACAAAACACATAAGTTGTCCACTATTTTTCATTTTTAGGCGCGTTTAGCCTTTTTTGTTTTTCTTTGTTTCTTTCCTTTTCCACCTCTTCTTAAAGAATATCTTCTTATAGAAGAACGTTTTGGAGTCGCTGCTCTTAATCTCCAAACATAATAGACTTTATCTTTTACTTTTTCATTTGGATTCAATATTTCTTTCAATTTCAATTTATCTTCACATTCGCTGAATCCAGCATCATTTTTTGGACAATTTTTATAAAATATCATATATTCGTGTTCTTTTTCGCCTCTTTTCATTTGTTCTTCTTTGATTATTTTTTTCAAGTCTTTGATAGAATATTCTAAATCAATTTCTAAATTTTCAATCAATGGGGTTTCATCAATAGTTCGAATTTCAATTTTTTTCATTATATATATATTACGAGAAATTATGTAGGTTCTCTATAGTTCACTAATAAAATGAGTTGTTTTTATAATAAAATAAAATGCTGCACCAAATAACAAACTCTTTAAAAGAAATCCATATAAGTTTGGATTTCCATCGGCGCTGAATATTCCTAAAAAGGAGAACCTTTTATAAATCATTGTATTTATAATGGGTAATTGAAATAGTAAATATAAAATAGCAATCAATAGAGGAATCTGAAATTCTTCAAACAAATCATCAATCATACGTTTTCTATATTTTTTCGAATTATGTTCTCGTATATCTTTTCCTGTAGTATTCTCATAATCTTTTACGAAATCAACAGTGAGTTTTGGTTTGGGAACATAATTTGGTTGTATATTTTCATCATATGCATAAGAGGAAGTATCCATAGGAATATCACGCGAAGGCAATTGAAATTGTGGTGCTTCAGGAATAATTTTCTGCGATTTTGTAGGTTCTTTTGCAATAGGAAGGGGTGGTGGTGCTTGTGGATGTATTGAATTACCATATGGATTTGGATGAACATTCATAGGTTTATACCCAGTGGCATCTTGACTTCCAAAACCGGTATCCATTTGAACAGTAATGTTTTCAGGTAAATCGGCTATTCTTGTAGTAGCAATACTTTCAGACATTTGAAAAACTATACAATATATTTGTTCTAAAGATATTGTATTTTTACGAATACTATTGAGAACCTAAAAAAAAGTCTGGTTTTATCCAAAAATACCTTTTGGTTCTGGATTTTGTAATTCTGGTAATACAGAGGATATGTCTAAAATTCGTTTGGAAGCATTACACGTAACCGGATTGGAAGTATAACTATAACATTTATTATCGTGTTTGTAAATTTTGCCTTCTAATTGAGTAATAACAGGTCCATTGAATGTCATACAACTTTTATCATTACATACTTTTTTAAATACAGTTGCTAGACCTAATCCCAATAAAATAGAAATTATAATTCGACCTAAATCTGTGTTCAATAATCGTTTGAAATTCATTCTATAGTATTATAAATTATAAAAATATTATAGAATTTTTGTATGGTAGGGAACCTACCGTTGGCCTTTAGATGCGCTTCGCGACTCCAGAGACCCCCTCCCTTACTTACTGACTCCACTAAAAAGAGGTATATGAAAGACAACTTTTATGGAGATTCGTAATGCCTCTGAATGCCGATAGTCGATGGCCGAAGGCCATCTTACCGTAGGTTCCCTACGCTTGAGCCGGTATCTTTGATATTTCTTTTTCATTTTTTGGGCAAGCCACTTCCTTCTGTTTCATTTCAAAGCAATTACCTGTTTTATCTTTATACTGTATTGAATCTATATTTTCTGGAGTAGGATAAACGAACATAATACGATTTTCATTTGTAGTAAAATATACTGCTATTAAACCGAAAAACAAACTAATAAAAAATACCGGTGCATTTACGTATTTTAAAATATTAAATTGGAACTTCATATATATAATAATATTCTTTTATTTTTCTAATAAAAAAGAATCTATTTTTTAGCTTTGGTCTTTTTCTTTTTATTTGTTGTTTGTAGTGGGATTTCCTTTGATTCGACGACTTCATTTTTCAAATCAAATTTCTTCATTATTTCGTCAATATCTTCCTGACTTTCTTTTTGGGTTTGAGGTTTGATCGATTTTTCCTGTTTATCGTCTCCTACTTTGAATACATAATTGTTTGGAGTTTGTGTGGACTCTATTTTCACATTGGGATCGATTTTGAATTGTTGTTGTTGCTTTTTTAATTCCAGATTTTTACGTAATTTATCTTTCATCGACATTTGTTTTTCTAAACGATTGAGTGCATTCATATCAATTTTCGCATTTTTTCCCATTCCACCCATATTTTTTGTTAGATTCTTGAGAATATCACTAAATTGATCTCCACCTCCTGCTCCTCCACCCATATTTTTCATTTGAGCAATGAGTTCTGAGGCTTCACGCATCATTTCTTCTTGCGATATTTCTCCACTCTGCATTTTTGAGTTTAATTTTGTACCAATAGTTTTAACTAATTCCATAATTTTTTTAGGATTCTTCATAATATGTTTGAGAACATCTTGGGTTGTTTTTATTTCAACCCCTTCTTTTTTGAACATATCATTCAAATCGCCGGATATTTCTTCTGCTAATTCTTTGGCTAATCTTCCTATTTTTCCGTCAAATAAATTTTTCAAATGATCGTGGATATTATTTGCATCCGGCATTTTTCCTCCAAAAGGCGTTTTTTCTCCAAAAGGCATTTTTTCTCCAAAAGGCGTTTTTGGCGAATCGTCCTTTTCTTCATCGGGGTTCTCTTCTTGAGGAATATTCATTTTACTAAATAAATTCTCAAATATTCCGTGTATTTTTTCCATATCCGGAGCTTGTCCTTCTTCATCAAACATTGTTTTGAATTCTTCTTTCAGATTATTTATATCAGGCGCCTTTTCACCAAACATTGTTTTGAATTGTTCGTGGATTTTTTCCATATCAGGTGGAGAACCTTCACCAAACATATTACTAAACTGTTCTTTTAATTTCTCGGCATCGAATTCTGGAGATCCGTCTTTTTTACCTTCTCCTTTTTCTTGTGAAAGATTACCAAAAAAATCGGTAATATCTTTCATTGTTTCGCCTAATTTTTCCTGTAATTCGCCTTCGTCAATACCTTCAAATAAATTCATTGTTTCGCCGAATTTCGATTTATCTTTTACTGAATTCATAATAGTAAATAAAATAAGCTGTAAATATTTCCAGATAGCCTTTTTCGTTGTTTCGGTGATATCTTGGCAATTATAGAAAATCTTGAAATCAATATTGGGTAAGAAACAAGTATTTATTGTGCTTTCTGGTTTGAAAATTTCTTCATTTTGATAAAGAATATCGAAAAAACGTTCCGGAAAAACAATGAGAAAATATTCAAATAGGGCACGTGTTTCTGTGGTAATAGATTCTATTGTAGAATATTTTGCCAATTGTTCCTTGTATTCGGGGAAAGTATTGGATAAATCGTTGGTAAAATCACAGAGAATGGTCTTGAAATTTTCGGGAATATCAATAAATGGCTTTTTTACTGGTTTTTTGTTTGATTTTTTCGTCATTATGAAATATTATATATATTTTTTTTTGTTTTTATACTTGTTTTTAAAGTATTTGTTTTTATTGATTCTCTACTTTATAAAATTGAAATACATTTTTATAAAATAATTCAATAATATCTTTCAAATAACAAGCAATAATCAAAATCAAAATGTCCGTAATCAAATTCTTCATCCCCAGAATCGCGAATGATGTATCCAAGGATACAATCAAGCGCACCTTTCAAAAATTATTGATTGGTGATATTTCTGAGATTGATATGTATCGTAAGAAGAGCAAGAAGGGACCCTATTGGTTTGCTTTTGTTGAAGTAAACCTCTATGATACTTCTTGCGCAGAAGCGATTCGGCGCCGATTAGAAGAGAAGGGATCAACCAAGATCATTTATGATGAGCCAGAATTCTGGGAAATCAAATCCTATGTTCCTGTAGAGGAACGCTGTGTAAACAAAAAGAATGATGATATTCGTTCTATGTGCCAAGAACTAATGAAGCCGCCACCAGTTATTCCTTTCTCAGTTATCCCTTTCTATTACTGGGATTTACCCTCTGTGAAAAATTGTATTATTAGGCCATCGGCATTTGATGCAGAAGATGGCGAACTAGTAGCAAATGAATATACTGAATTAGAAAAGGAAATTTACACCGGATATGCTGAATATGCTACTTGTTATTAAATTTTAGTCTATTATATTGTTTTGTCTTGTCTTGTCTATACTTTTGATATTTTATATGTAAAATTAATAAAAAACCTTTTTTTATGTCTGCATAAATGGTTTCATAAATATTCATATTATTATTTTTTACAAACTGAACAAAAATAAAATCGGCCGTCTATTTCTCGCGTATTTTTCAAAATCAAAAACAGAAAAAAAATTCCTACAAACTTTCCAAAATCCATTTTTCTTTCAACTAATATTTAGGAAAAAATAGGAGAACCAAAAAAATTCCTACAAACTTTCCGAAATCCATTTTTCTTTCAAAGAATATTTAGGAAAAAATGAAAACAGAAAAAAAATTCCTGTAAACTTTCCAAAATCCCTTTTTCTTTCAAAGAATATTTAGGAAAAATAGGAGAACCAAAAAAATTCCTACAAACTTTCCAAAATCCATTTTTCTTTCAAAGAATATTTAGGAAAAACTTGGCGCGCCTATTTTTCTCATTGTGCTGTCAAATGTGTCAAACTATTGTCATTATATGACTGCATTTATGCTAACAAATATTCAATAATATGGGTTTCTAAATCTACAGGAAGATTGATTTTTTCGGAAATATTTTTTAATGCCAAATAATATTTCATTTTGTGTTTGATAGCAGATATTTTGTCTATTTCATCTATTATTTTTTCCAAAAAATAAATTGGAAGCCATTGATCCTTTTTCAATACGATAGAATGACAACAGGGACAAAAACCTTCTTTACAATAAACCATATGCATAAGTCGACTACTTTTACATTTTACAAAATCATTATATGGCTTTTTATTTATATGAACTATCGGTGGTGTAAAAGGATACCCATCTGTAATATAAAATTCAATTATCATTGATTGAATTTTATTTTTTCTATGTATGGTAATATGAATATGATTCATTTTTTCAAAATCATATTCTACATTGACTGTCTTAAATTTTGAAACCAAAAATAATATTTCTTTATTGATTCTATATCCCATTTTACCAAATAATTCCATTTTTCAATTTGTATATAGAAAGGAAAACAATACAATTATTTCAATTTTACATAAAAAAAGAGTTGATTATAATTTACAATAAAATACTACAGGAAATTCAAATATTATTACAAAAATCACGGGACATTTCAAGACGAATATGAGCAGGAGTTGGAATGGTAAAATCAGTATTCTCAATGACAGGTTGTTTCATCGGTGTTTCAATAAACATAGGTGATTTTACTTCAATTGAACTCTCATCATTCGGGTTTGTAGACATCCATTTGTCATCCATAATAGATGATTCAAGATCAGGAGACAATGATTGTTTCGTCTTTTGTGAAAACAAAAGATTGAAAGATAAATTATCCATAAAATTCAAAATAGAATTTGTTTGTGTTTTATTATCTGATGGCGTTGGCGGTGGTGATTCATATCCGGATGGTGGCGGGTCAAATGGATGAACCCATCTTCCATCTGGTGCGGTCCACGTCTGTGTTTCTTGTCTTTTCAATGGAACTGGCATACACCTTGGTAATTCGGGAGAAGAAGCATTCGAACTCATTTTGTTAAAATATGATTTTGAATATTGATAATTCAATTTAAAAACATAAAAAGGTAAATCAATTTTATGTTTTTATCGATTTTTACATATTCGTATTATTGTTTTATTGGTGTAAAATTGATATGAATTTTACACATATTATTATATAATCAAAAATTCATACAATGTCATCAATAAAACCGAATCACAGCATCAGTGTAAAGCAACTATATAAAGGCGAAGATTATATTATTGAATACAAAGGCGTTTGTCCTTACTTGCGCAAAGAATATATTGTAATAGCGCTATTTGATGGTCACGGAGATGATGTTTCTAAAACATTTTTACGAACATTACAAAATCTCCCACTTGAAAATATATTGAAATATTCACAAGAACCAACCCAAGAAATTCAGCGCCAATTGAATTGGATATTTCTACCTATTCAAGCAGGTGCAACTTGTTCAATTATCAAAATTTTCGACGACCATATTGATATTGAAACAACGGGCGATTCAAAAGCAATTATGGCAATCAATAATAATATAGTATATGTATCTCCGGAACATAATTATCATAATCCGGAAGAAAAGAAAAGACTGGATGAAACAATTATATACAGAAATAAAAAAGTCCCGGATATATTGGTTCTATCACCAACTTCAATTACACAAGAACCAGATCCAATTGTCACTACATTTTACGATAAATATGGTAATAATGTTTGTTTATCATTGACGCAATCCATTGGTCATCGAGGTATTACTGGAATTCGTCCAGATCGACGTAAAATTTACTTTTCACCGGAAGATAAGGTGGATATGATTGTCGCATCTGATGGGGTTTGGGATATGATGAATCATAATTTTGAAGAAGATTTGGCGATGTTTTTATCGCCGAATACAACATCTGAAGATGTTGCAAAAGAAGCGGAAAAACGATGGAAACAACAATGGAAATATATTTACAAAGGCATAATATATTATGATGAAAAACTAGAAATTTATGATGATATTTCAGTAGGTGTTTATCATAAACCGTAGGTTCTCTACAATAAAAAAAGATTTGATTATACATTACAATTGGTTAAAAATTAAAGCAAAACAAGAATTATATTTATGTGTTGTATATATTAATACTAGCTAACAAGCAAGACTATTCAACCTCGATTGATACATTGGAATATCAGTAGACAAATCTTCAAGCGTTAGAAGTTCGGGAACATCATAATCGCCTGTTTCTGTCACCAAACTTTCACCAAAATGATTTTTTTGTTTCCAGTAATGAATCTCAAACCAATCCATGATTGATTCCACGATTTCTAATTTGTCGGCAAAATGAGGAGGTAATTCCTCTTGCCACGTATCGGTGAAAATATGTCGCACATCCACGAGGATCTCAAAATGATATGGATCAAGGTTCCGAAACCATTCGAAAATATCTTTGTCTCCAAATTCTGGTTTTGTATTGGATTCATTCATATGTTGTTCTAAATCTTTATCTTCAGTTATTCCACGCAAATTTTCATACTCGTACTCCTGACAGTTAGCGCAATATCCAGTCAATACACCGTATTGAGAACAGAACTGTATACAATTATTACATTCATAACCAGTTCCTGGTTTGTTATTCATTGCCCAAGAAAGAGCAAATGAATCGGCATATACACGACCCTTGTAGATATAAGTATTTGACATTTTCGTGAGATAGATTTTGAAGATTGTTGAGATTGAATAATGATAGTATAATTCTATACAATAAAATTGTATTTCAATTTTATAAAGGAACATATAGTTCTATGTCATAAAAAAGAGGTTCTCTACAAAGAAATCCGTAATAACTGGTTCGATTGGTATTCGATTAATACTTTTATGAACAACAATATCATCCATTGTTCCAAACCATTTTTTCTCTATTTTATTTGAAAAAGGAGTAAAATCGAAAAAAGTAAAAATTGTATTTTCATCATAAGGTAAAAATCCTGTGTAAAATGTCGCTAAATCAGTATCCTCAGAATGTATTTCTAGATTCAATATAT